GTAATGGAGCAACGGTTTAGCCATCTTTTTCTGTGATCTCTGGCGCTGGATCGACTTTGTTTAACTTATGATACGCCACCCACCACCTCCAAATTAAGAAAGCGATAGAGAGGGCCATCAGTGCAATACTCAGCCCTGTGTTAATGACTCCCATCCATTCAGCAGTAACCGTAGCCGCGCCGGGGGCCATTGCGGGTGCTGTCTTTGTGATGGCTTGAATGTGTGCGGCTTGGGTGTTCATGACGGTTTAGGATTAGCTGATTTAACAGCCGCAATGTGATCTACCCAGACGGTTGTATCGTTCACGCCGTCCCAATATTGCATGTCCAACTGCGCTCCTATTGAACCGTAGGCGGAGATACGTTTTCCCTCCCACTCGGCCATAAGGTCATCGGCGGTTTTATCTACGACAGTTCGCGTTACCGTCACCTCTTGGCCGACAACGGAGACAACCTCTGGCCCACGCTTCTGACTATCGCCGGTAGGCTCATCTACTACCGTTACCGTGGCGAGGAAATGATCCGGGCCGATAGCCAATGGGCGATCATCAGGCGCGGGGAATACGACATCACCTGTGTCGGGGATGCCGACTTTACCGGGAGGAGTATTCCACCGATTAACATCTGACCCATCTGATGTTTTAATTAAAATATCCATGTTTATTTCCTTATCCGTTTTCCCAAGCTGCCGCCACCATCCCACCGAGATTCGTATCGTCAGGGTCCGCCGTGATCGTTGGAGTTCCAGCACTAGTGCTGTCAGCACCAGTATATTTTCTTGACGCCTCAATGACAGTATCAAAACGCTCTGTCGCATTTGTCCAACTATAGCCAGAGGAACTGTGGTCGTTCATGGCTATCGCAATCATGCCCCCGCCAGTTGGAATTGTAATTGCTCCGGCGGGTGGATCGGCGCCGTCCACGGTGAGAGTATCAGTGGCGGTTGCATTGGCGTTGTCCAAGACCCAGACACTAATCCCCAATGCTTCAGTAGTACCAGAGGAAATAATATCAATATCTGCTGTGTCACCACTTGGCACCAATCCAGACCAAATATCGGCTGAATAATTCTGCGACGAGGACAAGAAACGAGCATCTCTATCCAGAGAAACCCCACCAACAGTTACGGAGTTGGTTGTCCTTTTCCCACCGGTCCCAAAGTTAGCTAACCCAATAACAACCCGACGAGCAGCATAACTCGTCGCTGTACCGATAGCGGTGCCGTCAAATGAACCGGAAAAGTCTGTTGCGTCAGTCCCTTCATTAGCACTGGTTATGAAACTCAAGGAGAAAGGTCCGATCCCAACAGGAGCGAATACAGGAAATAAAGGCATTACTGTAACGCCACCACATGAAGATGTTGGAACGCGCCATTCACCGTCGAATAAAGAAAGAAATCATGCCCGTTTGTAGTAGTCAATGAGTCGCCTGTAACGCTGTCATAGCCCGAAGTGGTCAAGGTTCCGGCAGAGGAATCATTTGTGTACTGAACTACGATAGTCGATAACTGACTTTGTGGTGCCAGAGTGTGCGCCCCATTGTTGACACCCTTCTGGAAGTTCCCGTTATCGGAATCCAGAGTTTCGGTTCCGCTGGCATTGGTGCCAAGGTCATAGACCGTCTCTTGAGAACAGCCGAAACCAGTACCGACTACAACACCCCCCGTTCCTTTGGCGTTCAGGACTAAATTTGTATTTGTCCCTGTAGATGCAGTAATGGCGTCAACTTTGAGATCAGACATATTTTATCTCCCTTTACGACGGCGCATGTTGGCCTTAATTGTACTCATATCTTCCTTCCTTTTTTATTCCGTCATCTCCGCCAAGGTTTCATCTTCAACTTGTTTGGGGGTCTTTCCTTCGACCTTGGCTTGGCGTTTAATCATAGCTTTCATACCGGGGGAGCGGAGTTCAGCTAGGTTGGCCTGGGCCTGTAATTCTTCTCGCGTGGGGATCACTGGAACATGCGCCGAGATGGCCCTTACAATGCTGGCTTCCTCTGCGACAGAAAATTCCCCCTTCACTACCAAATACGGAGTTGCAGCTTTGGGCATCGTGTCTTGAATTGCAATGAAAGCATCACCAGAAACCAACTTACCCCCGGCTAACCGTGTTACAGGACTGCCATCAGCTTTGGTTACGAGAACCACCAAGCCATCAGCGTCGATTTCCCTGCTCAGTTTTGACATACCTTTCAAGGCTGCGATACCAAGGCTCTTGAGTTCAGCCTTTAACTGGGGGATGTGCTCATCTTTGTAAAGTTGTGTGTGCATGTCTACTGTTCCTATTCCTATGCGTATTTGAAGCGAACGTACATCGCGTCTAAAACTTCCATATTACTAACAAGTTTAAGCCCGATCCAATCCCCCGCCGCGATACCTGTCAACGCAGCAGCCAGATTAATCTCATTCAATTGATTAATCGTGGCGCTATATGTCGCGTCCGTAATGGCATCGCTGTTGGCTGTGTGAAGTTCCCCAATTGAACCGAAGTCCGTGGCAACATCAAATTGGGGAGTTTCGGTTGCGTCTGGAATGGTGACGGCGACACACTCACTTAAACTGGTGAAGTCATTCGGGACAAACCAGATCGCTGTCACACTATCGCCGTTTCCAACAGCACGAATATAGAAATCACCCTTGGCCCCACTGTATAAGACCGACGCTGAGCCAGCGTTTGAAATGAACGGAATTGAAAACTCTTTTGTCCCACCACTAGCCGCTGCTTCTGTCTCCACAGACATGACCTCAACCGTATTTGCTGCCGTGGCATAGCAGATAAGCCTGTCGCCGGTAGCCGTAGTCAGATTTGCCGCGCCGGGGAGTTCGATGCCAGAGCCGTGGGTGATGGTTAAAGCGCCATCAAACTGCAACATGAAGAAGTTACCGTCTTCAACCGTCATAGCGGCAAAATTTGTCGTTCCTGTCACATCAAAATAATTACCGTCTGTATCTATAACCAACGGAGAGGCTGAAGATATGTCACCGCCCTTGTTCATCTTTAGGGTGCTGGCAATGCTAACTCCCCCGGTTCCTAGCCCGTCGAGGCTAAGATCACCATTCGTGCTGACTGCCGTAATGGCGTCTGTCTTTACTGTTGACACTTGTTTTCTCCTTTATCAAATAACTGTAAAAGTCGCACCACTGGAAACCGTCAGAGTTACTCCAGAAGCAATCGCGAGTGGGCCGGTGGCACTACCGTTATCAGTAGCGGCCATAGTCTGATTGGTATCTAGGGTCTGTTGATTGACCCTGATGATGTCACCAGAATTGCCAACTGAAGACCCTGAAGCACCTTCACCAAGGAAAGCACCGCCGCCGCCACCTCCTGGGGCAGTACCAGCTAGGCTCCATCCGGTCATGCGGTAATCACCCGATGCATATTCAATGAACTCCACCTCATCGCCAGCCTCAGTAGTGAAGTTAGTGGCTCCAGCGAGGATCAGGTCAGTTGAATCATGTGTCAGCGTGACAGCACCATCGAAGTGCAATTTAATTAAAGTTCCTGGGCCGCCAGTGGTATTGATGCTCGTCACCGTGGTCGTTCCCGTGACATCGAAATAGTTTCCATCTGTCAGTACAGCAAGTGCAGTGGCAGACGCTACGTCAGCGCCCTTACTCCATTGCACCTGTGCGCCGTTGCAGTCTAGGTCGCCGCCTAATTGTGGGGTTGTGTCCTCGACAATATTAGCCATGCCGCCGCCGTTATCACCAGAAAATGCAATGGTTACTCCGACTACATCGCCATCGGTCAGGGTTCCGAATGTTGCCACATGACTTACGGCGACTTTAGAATAAGTCGAGGCAGACGTAACTGAACCAGAGCAATGGAAGACAACCCCAGCCGTCGCTGTTCCCGCCTCTTGAATGTAAATCGTTGCGGAATTAGTCGCAGTCGGATCATCTAAAGTATCGATAAGCGCATTAATTGAAACGCTGTTTCTTTCGACATCGTCAAAATACAGAACCGTGGCGCTGGAGAGAGTGGCGTTGTTGGCCCAAACCTTGCCCACCCCTTGATCGGTATCAGTAGTGGTAGTCTCCCATGTCATGGAGATACCAGCGGCTTTTGAGGAAGAATCGACATAGGCTTTCGCGGCCTGTTGTGTGGTCAGC